TAGGCCGCTGCCATTGGTTACTCCTGTTCTGTCTCGAACGACAGGACCGGGCGCGTGCCGGTCCACCACTCACCGCGCTCGATCATCCAGCGCAGAATGACGCCGGCCGTCGCGAGGACGTGGCGCGTTGCAAACCGTGACCGATGCAGACGCATCGCCATATCGGCCGGACTATCCGGCCCTAACAGCATCAATGTTCGATAGCCCTCCTCATCGTCACGCCATGACAGATCGAATCCGCATTGCTCGGCGATCTCTTCGCAGTGGCACCACGCCGGATGCACGAGCCACCGCGCCCGTGTGGTCTGTGTCGGGGTCGTCTCCGGTGCGGCGATACTCATTCGCGGCTCATCTCTCGCGCGCGCAGTCGGTCGCGGATCTCGCGCAGGTCGTTGACGATCTGGCGCTGTTCGTCAGTCATCGGCTCGGCTTCGGCGGTCAACGCCTTCTCGACTTCGGCGTCAACCTGGGCTTCGACGGTCGCCGTTGGCGTGACTTGCTGGCGAGCGATAAACGACAGCAGCATCGCCGTGAAGGCCAGCACGAGGCCGATCTGTTCCGGCGTCCAGTTGAGGCCGAAGCCAACACCCATCGCGACTGCAGCTTGAATCAGAGCCTGCGTCATCACAGGCTCTTCGGTGATGCGACGCCTTATAGCGTCCATGACATCGCCTCCTTTTGGCTTGTAGATGGTAAAATTGACGCACGATGAAGCCGGTGCGCTGCGTCAACAGCCACCGGCACGACACCCCAGACTCGCGGAAGGAGTCCAGAATGCCCCTTCAGTGTACCTGCCTCCAATGTGGCAAGCCATTTACGACACATCCATGCCAGATCGAAAAAGGCAGGGGGAAGTACTGCTCCCCGCAGTGTTCGGGTGCATCTCGCAGGAAGTCGGAATCTCGTGTCTGCTTGCAGTGCAGCGAGGTATTCAGCGTACATCCGGGCGCAGTGCGTCGCGGCGGCGGCAAGTACTGTTCGCCTTCTTGCCATACAGCGCACCGGCAGAAGCCGCTTGCTGAGCGATTTTGGGAGAAGGTTGAAAAGACTGCATCGTGCTGGCTGTGGAACGGATACCGCAATCCGGGAGGGTACGGGCAAGTCAACATCGGCAGTCGCGGCGATGGGATGAGATTGGCGCATCGTGTCTCGTGGGAGTTGCATTATGGCACGATCCCCGAAGACATGAATGTCCTGCATCGGTGTGACACACCATCTTGCGTCAACCCGAGTCATCTCTTTCTTGGCACTGACGCTGACAATGTTGCCGACATGATGAACAAGGGCCGTGGTTGCACTGGCGAACGGAACGGCCATGCGAAGTTGACCGCTGATGACGTAAGAGCGATCCGCTACATGGTCGATTCCGGCGAGAGTTATCGCGCCGTCGCGATGCAGTACGGTGTGTCGCCGTCGTCCATCTATGGCATCGCCAACCGGCGACGATGGAAACACATCTAATGCCAAGGCCATCAGTCCGTATCTCCGTTTCTCCACAGCCAGCGGTAGAACTCGCAGAAGGCCATCTGGCGGCGCGTGAGCCATTCCGAATGCGGATGTCCTGTAGCCGCACATCGGCCCGTAGCGCCGCCTTCTCGTCGTCGGTCAGCCATTCCGTCGGGGTACTCGGTTGCCAGACGGGCTTCTCGCGGCGGGGTGCGGTATCGGCCGGTCGCCACAGCGTCATGTCCAGACTCCGATCAGAGCGAGCGCGATGAGAACGCCAACCAACGCCGTGACGGTGATCGTGGCCTCGCGCCGGCGGTCGTTCATCGCTTGACCGTCCTGAGCCATTCCAGTCCAACCAGACCGCGTGTGACCGACCCGTCGCGGTGCAGCTCCCAGCGCGTCCGCTCGGTTGCCTGCACGACCAGCACTTCCCCGTCAGGGTTTGTCCACGCGAACGCCTCCGAGCAGACGTAGCCGTGCGTCAGGAACGATTCAGAGGCCATCGGAACGGCGAACTGCTTCGGCACCCAGAACGTATTGCCGTATGGGTTCGTGGCGCGGTGCGGGTCAGGGACGGCGGGCGGCACCTTCGGCCAGTCATCGGACGGTGGCTGCGGGTCAGGTTTGGTCAACTCCTGAATCCGGCGCACGATGCGGTCAACGTCGATGCCGTCAGGGCAGACGCGGTTATCTCCGACCCACTCCTTGTGGCCTTTGATCGCGTCACGGGTCAGCGGGATCTCGCCCAGACCCTTCGCCTTGACGTAGGCAGCCGTGTCGATGATCGTCTGCGCCATCACGTCATAGGCGACGTCAGGAATCGTCCCGTTGCCGGTGTGCTCGTACTCGAATGAGACAGTGAACGGATTGACGATGCCGCCGGTCGTGTGCGGCGTGTCCTCAATCCTGACCAGTTGCCAGCCGCGATCATCGAGCGTCGGGTTATGGCGAATCAGGAACGTCGCGGAGACGTCGCTGTTGGGATTGGTCGTCAGCCAGCCACGCGAGTCGGTTCCGGCCGTGTAGTGAACCGCGAACCCGCTGATGCGCTTCGTGCGGCCCTTCGTGTGATGTCGGCTGTCAGCAGGCAGCCACGCGAATCCAGGTATCTGTGCTGTCATCGGCGGCTCCCATGATCCGTTATTCGCGAAGTCGATCAGCGCGTTGGCCGCGGCTGCGACCTGTTGTCCGTAGGTCGTGCCGGGATAGGCCCACTTGCCATTGAGATCCATCAGCCGCGGCGCGGTGCCGAGCCAGCCCTTCGCCTTCACCGCAGCGAACCGCGGATCAGTGGTGGCCCACGGGCCATCACCGACCGCGTAGGACAGCATGTGCGCGACGGTGGCGCGGATGCCCTCACGCGGACTCAGGAACGTCACAGCGCCCTTGTAGGCGTTGTCATTGACCGCGCCGAGTCCTGACGGGTTGTGCTTGTCACGGACGATGGCTGACTGCCAGAAGGCGCTCTCGTGCGCGATGTCTGCGGCGATCAGGTCATGGTTGACGACGTGCGACGGCCAGCGGCGGGACTCCTCAATGATGAGTTGCCCGAGGTCCGCGGGTGCAGGCTTGTACGTCCGGTCAGGTGCATACGATTCCGCGGCTTTGGGTCCGCGCGCCGCATACCAGGCGTTCACCGCCTCGGCCGATACCGTGCCGTGTCCGAGAATGAGCGATGCGCCGCTGTAGCTCATATCGCCCCCGCTCGAATGGCGACGATCAGTAGCGCGGCCACCAGCACGACGACGCTGTACACGCGCATGTCGCGCCCGACACCGGCAAGGCTCAGGATCGCGGCTGCGATGATGAAGAGCAGCAACAGGTTGATGGCCGATCCGTTCATCCGTTGTCCCTTCGGCTCAGAATCGCGATCACCCGCCGTCGGTCGCGCCGATCCAATAGCGCCTTGATAACCAGCAGGATCTCGACATCGACGATCACCAGCGCGACCAGCGGTCCCAGCCAGCGCATGTCCAGAATCGCGGCGATGCCGAGTGACAGGAACTGCACCTGAATGACCGTCCGCACGAACTCATTGCGCGTCGCCGCCTTCGCGACCACCTCACGCGCCCCGTTCAACCCCGACGCTTCCAGCCAGTGCAGGTCACGGACGGCCGAGTTGAACGCCCACCAGCAGGTCAGGAACCCGACGACGGACGGGACGAAAAACACCCATTCAATCCATTCACCCATTGCGGCCGTCCTCCAGGTGCCTGAGAGCGGGTCGCTCGGCATCCAGCCGCAGCCGTTCGAGTACCGCCGTTACCTCCTGTCGTCGCCGGTTGATGCGGTCCTGCTCGTCGTCGCTGGTCAGTTCCACATCCGGCGGCGGCGGCGTGGGTGGGTGCGGGTGAATCAGTCGCCGCCACAATTCAGCGATCATTGGCCTGCCCCTGCCGATCGGTCAGTTGCCGTTGGAGCAACGCCTGCGTCATGCGATCAGCCGCCGTGTCCGCGACCCGCAGCAGCGCCAGCGTCTGTTCGCGGTAGTAGTCGCGGTCCTGCGTGATGTCGCGGATCACCTGATCGCGCTGGCCGATCAGGTCGTTGTGCGCCTTGCGTGGCACGATGTCCCCGCGCAGGATCGCGACGATGCCGAGCGCAATCAGCGACCACGGCGCGCCGTTCGCGATCAGGGCGGAGACATCAATGCCGTCCATCGGGTTAGAAACAGCCGCTAAACAGCCGCAGGATGAACAGCAGCATCAGCTCGGTGCGCGTCAGCCCGTCCGCTGCCAGTTGCTCGGCAAGCTGTGCGATTCGTGCGCAGGTATCCATGTCGAAACCTCCTGTTATGTCCATCCGTCGCGACCTGCGACGGTTCCGAACCTGTGTTAGAACTCCTCGATGACTCCGACGAACACGAGGAGTTTGACGATGTTGAGCGCGACCGTTGGGTCGAGCGAGGCCTCCGTTGCCGCCGCCTCAATCTCGGCCAGCGTCACGCCGGGGTGATCGTTGATATAGGCGGATACCGCGTCGATGTTGCCGTTGGTGCGGTGTGTTGCGATGAACGCCTTCGTCTGCTGTGGCGTCGCCCCGACCGATGCGGCCAGCCCTTCAATGTCGTCCTTGTGCATGAATCGCCCAGCCATTACGCTGCCTTCGCTTTCGTTACCGGATCGACCTTGTTGTGAGATGCCGCGACAGACGCCGCCAGCGCGTTCAGGAACCCGCCCGCACTCATCGGCGACGGTTCACCAAGCACCATCTGGACGGAGCGTCCCATCAGGTCGACACTCACCCGCTCGACGATGCCGCGCCCGTCGCTCTCGCCGTAACCGCGCAACTGGAACGTGTCGCCATAGCGCACGTTGAGATAGTCGAGGTTGCTGAACGCGGCCGTGCCGGAGAGTCCGATCTGGCTGTGCTTGGCGAGGTAGGTCATGGCCGTCGCGACCGCGCCGTTGGACGATGCCGTGCCGGTCAGCAGCTCGACCTTCCGGTACGTCCCGCCTGGCACGACGCCGGCGCGGGTGAAGACCTGACCGCCCTCCGGCCAGATGCGCTCGGTGCCGTCCACGTCGCGGTAAGCGATCCGCACGCCGTCGATGCGGTTGTACTCGTGACCAACCTGCATCGTCTCCGGGTCGTAGGAGAGCACGATGTCGGGCATGTCCTTCGGCACCTTCGGCACGAACGACAGCAGCCGATCCTCATACACGGCGAACATCCACGGCGTATTGCCGTCGCCCTCAGACGCCATCTGGTCAATGACGACCCCCGGCTTGCGGTGCCGGACTTCTGACCAGGCGTGATAGACGCCGGGGTCGCTGATCTCACCCGCCTGCAACCACGGCACGGCACGGATGGCCTCACGCACGATCACGCCACTCGTGACCGGCAGCGTGCCTGCACCCTCGACCGCGCCGAAGCGCATGGCCCACAGCCCGTACCCCTCGCACTCGAAGCCGGTGCGGTTGGGCGCGATCCTGACGGCGACGCCTTCGTAGACGACCGAGCCGCCCAGCCGGATCACGACATGCGCGTCCTCCGGCACATCGGCGGGATCGTCCAGCGCGACGGCCGGGTTGCTGTAGCCGTCCGGTAGCAGTCCGATTCGCGCGCGGCCCCATCCGCCGATCTGACTCTCGTAGGAGACGGCGACTACCCGTGGGTCGATCACCACGTCGCCAACGTGCGCCATGTCGGGGTAGCGTGTGAAGATGCTGACCGTCACGAGGTCGTCATCGGCCGCTGCCGTCCAGCCCGACGCGGCTGGCGCTGCCCCCGCTTCGAGGCCACTGCCGAACAGCGCATCGTCGGCATCGGGTCCTAAGCCCAACCCGATAACAAAGATTTGGGAACTCATGTGTCAAGCTCCCATCGCGAGCGCGGCCAAATCGTCAGCGTTGCCGTGACCTGAGCGCCGAACGTGTGGACATCGGCCGCCTGCTGGAACGCCAGCAGGACGATGGACGTGCCGGGCGGGATCAGCAGCGCACCGGCCGTCGTCAGCCGTCCAACCTCCGCGCCGCCTGCCGTCGCTTCCAGCCAGCCGAAGACGCCCTTGCCGCTTCGATGCGACTCCATCACCCAGCGTCGCTTGGTCGCCTCGGCCAGCCCCTGTATCCACGCTTCGGCTTGCGGTTCGCGGCACGGCACGATCCAGAGCGCGTCGACCTGCACGGCGGCGTTCCGTCCGTTGGCGCTGCGGCCCTGCACCTCGACGGCGTAGTCCGCCCAGGTATCGGAGAGCGGCGCGTCAATCGGCGGGAGTTGCCGGTTGCTGAACAGCCGCACCAACTCGAACGCCCCGGAACCGGACAGCGCCACTTCCGGCAGCGCCGTCATCGTGTGGTCGTTCTCGGTGCCAACCAGCGCGCGGATGCGTGGCGCGGGTGCGGTGGCACCGCTGGTACTCGGCAGCGCGGCCACCTCACGCAGACCGTCCAGCGTCTCCAGTTCGTAGCTCGTGCCGGTCGTGATGACCTCGTAGAAGCGGCTGCTGTAGCCGATGGTCAGGACGTAGGCCGTCGCGTTCGTCACCGCATCCCACGAGAGGTCGATGGATGAGCGGTCAGTCGTGACGCTCGGCGTGATGCTGGCGCTGGCGTTGCCACGATACCCGGCCGCGTCGATGACCTGCGCGCGGATCGTGTAGGTGCCAGCGTCCAACTCGCCGGGGGTGGGTTCCACGTACTCGGTGGTGCTGTTCTCGATGCGCTTGGGCTTGATGTTGGCGGTGATCGCGACCCACGACGTAACGGAGGAGGTGACGCGCACGCTCGGTCCCGGTGGTGTCTCGCCGCGACTGTCCATGCCACGGATGCCGAATACGAACTGGTTGTCGCTCGTGACCGGTTCGTAGCCGTTGAACCAGAAGTCGGTGATGTCGTCGGTGGATGCGTCGGTGCCGTGCGCAATCAGCGCCAGCACCGCCTCGCTGGGGAACTCGGTATTGGCAGGCGTCACCGTTGGTGTGATCGTCGTCACGTCGGTATCGCTGCCGTCATCGTCGGACGCGATGATGAGGTCAGCGTTGGCGATTTCCAGCAGCGCAACGTTGGTCACCTGTCCAGCGATACTCATTGTCGTGCTGACGGCGTGTGTCCCGGCAGCGACGTTGCGCCGCTGGTAGAGACGCATCGCCATCGAGTCCTGCGTAATGCCAGCGGAGAGCCCTACCGTCGCGACGACCTGGTAGTCCGATGGATCGGTCAGGCTGCTAAAGGTTCCCGTGCCGTTCCGAATCGACACGAACGCCAGCAGGCTGCCTTCCAGCACGCCATTGAGCGTCGCTGTTGCCGTCCCGGTGCCTGAGATGCGATCAAAGGCCACCTGTCGCACGTAGGGCGCACCGTAGCCGCTGGTCATCGTGGAGTTGATCGTCGGCGCGTTGGCAACACCGGCCAGATTCGCCGGCGTCCCGATGGCCGTCCCGGTGCCTGACACCCGCAGGAACGCATCGAAGCGGCCCCGCGCACGGGAGCCTGCCGGTTGCACGCCACGGGCGATGGCCGCGTGACTGGTGCTCGTGAGCGTGATGTCGGCCGCTTCACCACCCAGCGCACCGCTGACCGTCGCGTCCGTCGCCACGCCGCCGTCTGCGATCATGTCCACCCACGGCGTGTAGTCGGTGGCCGCCGTGAAGTCGCCGCGAATCAGCCCCACCCGCACGCGGTTGATAACGCCTGAGCCGGACGTGTCGGTCAGTTCGAGATGCGCCAGCGCGTCGACCGTGCCGGGGATGGCGTCAACCAGGAACGCGGCGGTCGAACCGGCCTTCGTGCCGCTGATGTCGCCGGTCACGCTGATGGCGTCGCCGCGTGGGTACGGATAGCACGAGAGCGCCAGATCGTACTCGGCGCTCGTGCCGCTCGGGTCAATCCGGATCGCCAGTTCAGGATCGGCCGCAAAGCCGGTCAGGTCGAAGTGGTTCCACTCGGTGCCGGCCGCACGGATCGAACAGGTGATGCCTGAGCCGATGCGCTCGGCCTGTGCCGCACGTCGAATCAGCCGGAAAATGGTCGCCGCCGCCGCGATACGTGCGTCAGCCGTCGACTTCGTGACGCCGAGCGTGAAGCGGATCAGTCCCGGCGTGGACAGGTCGATCGTCCGCCCGAAGACCTTCAATCCGTTGGCTGGGTCGTTCAGGTTGATGCTGTCAGCATGGGCGATGTTCGCGCCAACAGTGAGGTAGACATCAAAGGCCATCCGCTACCTCCCCGGTGGAATCTGAAAGCCGGTCATGCCGGACGCGATACCCTCACGCGCGCCCTGCCGGATGGCGTCGCGCATCTCGCTCGTTTCACGACTCCGGTCTGCGCTGCGTGGCAGCGGTGCCGGTGCCTCCGTCGTCACAACCGGCGTCGGCACATCCGGCAGCCCCCAGCGGAATCCGGACGGTACGCCGGCCAGATCCAACTCGCGCTGGCTGATAATCCCGTCGCCGTTGCGGTCGAGGCTGTCAAAGCCGGGATTGTTCATGCCGTCGAGGAAGCCGCCCGACCGTCGCGTGCCGCTACCCGTGCCGGTGCCGCCCGGATTGGTCGTCTCGCTGATGTCTTCCAGCGCACCCTTGAGGTCGTCGCCGTAGACGCCCATCGACTTCCCGGCCTTGACGACCGTTTCAGCGGTCTCGACGGCCTTGTCGGCAAGCGAGTCCATCAGCATCTCGATGACGGCCAGGTTCTCTTCGATGGCGGTCGGATCGGACCCGGTTGCCAGCGCCTCGGCCAGATCGACCAGCAGCGCCGTCTGCATCCGTTCGAGCTCTTCGAGGATCGCGTTGACCTCTTCGCCGGTCGCGTCGCCGTAGAGCGCCAGCGCCTCTTCGTAGGAGATGGCCCCAGCCGCGATCTGGCCCACCAGCGTATCGACCAGGCTGGCCCCGCCGTCCTCCATCTGGCTCATCAGTTCCTGCAACTGCGCCAGCGAGGCATCGCTGATGTCGTTCCAGCCCGCTGCAATGGCATCGAGCGCACCGGGGCCAAATATCGAATCGTACAGTTGCTCGAAGGCCTCACCGCCCGATTCGGCCAGCGCCTGCAGCGTCTCCTCGTCGATCAGACCGGCCGCCAGCGCCTGCTTCAGCCCGTTGGTGGTTTGCAACAGTGTGGATTCGACCTCAGTGAGATCGTTGCCGAGTTGCTCCAGCACTTCAGGTGGGACACCCAGCAGCAGCCCGAGATCGAAGGCCTCCTTCGCTTCCTCGTACTGCTCCAGCAGCCGCTCGAAGAACGATCCGGTCGCGTCACCACCGGCCGCGATCCCTTCAATGGCCGTCAGCATCGACTCATGCAGCATGGCCTGCTTCTCGGCCATCCGTTCGGCAACCTCGGCAGCGGCCTCCATCGCCTCCTGATTGGCCTGCCATGCGGCCACCGCATCGGTTCCGGCGATCTGCGCCACGAGCGCCAGTTCGGCCTCAAGTTCGGACAGTTGCGCCGTCAGGACATCGGCGGTAGCCGTATCGCCAAGTTCGGCAGCGGCATCCCGCAGGGCCGTCAGTTCGTCGATGGCCGACTGGAGGTCAACCTGCTCGTCAGCGATGTCGCCAAGATCGAGCGCGTCGAACACGTTCTGTCGGAACTCGGCCAGCAGCGCGGCGGCTTCACCGCTTGCCAGCGATGCCGCGATCCCTTCGACGATGCTGGTTCCCATCGACGCGCCGATGGCGTTGACCTCATCCGACTGCGCCCGAATCGCCGCGTCGATTTCCGCGATGATCTCGGCACCGGCCCCCGACTCGACAGCGATGCCGCGAATCGTGAACAGGTCTTCCAGTTCGGCGCGTGCGTCGGCCAGCATCTCGCCGGATGCCAGATCCTCGATGTTGCCTCGGAAGAAGCCGATGAACTTCTGCCCGGCCTGCGCGCCCCAATCCTCGGCGGCCTTATCCAACCCCTCAAACAGGAAGTCCCATTCGATCGGTTCAAACGAGACGGCGATGTCCAGAATCGGACGGCTGCCCATCCCACCCGCACCGCCCGTGTTGCGGAACCCGGCCCCGCCGCCATCGGCCATCATCGGGAAGCCGGCCAGCGCCAGCAGTTCACGCATCCGGTCGGGCCGCGTCAGGGGCAGCACCAGTTCCGGCCCCGCCTCACCGATCATCGCAAGCGTCGGCTCACTAACCAGACCGCCCTCGGCAAAGCGTTGCCCACCGCCCGGATCGCCCATACCCGGCATGTACGGCGCGGCACTGCTGCTATTGATCCGGTTGATGAGATCGAGGATGCGCAGCAGTTCGGCCTCGGCCGCTTCGGTGGCCGCGTCGATCTCGATCAACCACGGCTTCGAGATGTACTCGATCTTGCGGGTCATGTCCTCGATGGCCGGAACCAGTTTGGTCGTGACGGTATCGGTCAGCGTGTTGATGCTGCCGATCATCGGGTCGGCATACGCCTGATCGCCCACCAGCGCCTTCGCGTCGTTCAATCGCTGGATATACGGGTCGAGGTTGCCCTCACCACGGGCGATGGCCGCGTTGAGTTCGTCCTGCGCGATCATCACCTCGGCGTTGGCCCCGGCGAACAGCGCCGCCTGCGTCGTGGCGTCTTCCTGCGCACCCTCCAGCCGCCCGTAGAGTTCCGGGTAGCGGTCAAGCAGCTGCTGCTCTTCGTCGGTAAGCTTGACGCCCTCTTCCTGCTTCTTGAGGACGATCTCATAGCCCTTTTCGAGCGTGCTTTGGATACCGGCGTACTCGGATGACTGCTGGTTGAACAGCTCCATCCCACGCAAGCCGTCCTGGTAGGCATCGGCCAGCAACTGCTGCGCTTCGGCCACCTTCGCGACGTGGAACGCCATCTCGGCGGCTTTCCCGCTGCCGAGTTCGAGGGTGTGGAAGAACTCGGTGTTGCGCTCGTTGGCAAGCCCGGCCATCTCGGCTTGCCGGCCGAACGCGCCGCCGAACTTGTCGAGCGATGCGCCGCCGGCCTCGGCGTCGTTCGACACGCGCGACAACAGCGCAATCGTCTCATTGAACAGCGGGTTGAATTCAGCGGACGCCTGCGCGGCTTCCCGAATCTGGACAATCAGCTCTTCGCCGAACATCGACGCAAGTTCACTGCCAGATTCGGACGCGTCATCCGCCGCATCACCGAATCCCCAGAGCCAATCGACAACGCCGGTCGCGATGCCGACGCCGAACTCAGCCGCCGCATATCCGGCGTCGCGAACCTCGTCGCTCCACTCGCGCGCCTTCTGCTTGGCGATGTCGAAGGCATCGGCGTTGCCGGTCAGGGCCGTCGAGAGTTCACCCAGCATCCCGGTCAGGAACATCGCGCCTTCGGCCGCGTCATTCAGCGCACCCACGAAATCGGTCGCGATCGGCACCACAACCTGACCGACCTGGACTTGCAGGTCTTGGAAGTTGGCTTGCAGCGTCTTCGTGCTGTTGGCGAGGCCGTCAGCCGTCCGCACGAAGTCACCCTGTGCGTTCGTCGTCTGTTCGAGGATCAGCGCGTAGGACGCCTGCGCCTTATCAGCCGCCGTCAGGGACTTGACGTTTTCCGCCAGCCCCATGTCCATCGCCTTCTGCTGCACCATAACGGCGTTGATGTTGACGCCGAGCGAGCGCAGCGGCTCAATCTCGCCAACCAGACCGGCGCGGAGTTTCTCCAGCGCAACATCGGTCCCGATGTTGTTGAACGATCCGAGATCAGCCGCCAGTTGGACGATGCCCTGCGACATCTCCGCCGCCGCGCCCTGCGCAATGCCCATGCTGGTGAACAGGTTGCCGAACGTGCCAGCCGCGTCGAGTGCTGCCGACTGGCTCAACCCGAACGCCTCAGCGGCATTCTCGGACCAGTCCATCATCGAATCGGAGGCGTCACCGAAGACGACCTCGACCTTGTTCATCGACTCCTGAAAGTCGCTGGCCGCGTCGATGCTGGCCTTGCCGAACGCAATCAACTGGCGCGGCGCGTCGGCAATCAGGTCACCGAGCGCCACACCCGCTGCCGTCTCGACGATGTTCTTGAGATTGAGATTCAGCGATAGTGCGCTCTTGCCCATCGAGTCGAAGTCGCCGGTCGCGTCACGCGCGGCGGCTTGCAGTTGCCGCAGTTCGGCTTCGGCAGCATCGGCATTCGCCGCCAGATCAGGAAAGATCGAACGCGCCAGCGACTGATCGCCACCGATCGACCGGCTGGCCTCATTGAATGCACGCTTGGCAGCGTCGGCTTTGTTCGCTGCCTCTTGCAGATCGCTGGCAATCCCTCGATAGGCAGCAGCAGCATTGCCAAGATCAGCTCCAGTCTGCTTGGCGGCACGACCAACCTTCTGCACATCCTCGGCGGCAACGTCAGCAGCCGTGCCCAGTCCACGCAGTTCCTGCACGACCTTCTGGAACTCAGGAGTCGAGAGGTTCTGGGCGGTGATCCTGATTTCGACGTTGTGATTCTGCGACATGCAATCGTTCCGTTAGGCCGAATCTCTGCTACGATGTCGGCTGAAAGGAGCGCACCGTGCGCCTGTTTGTGATCCTCAGTACCGTCGTCTCGCTGGCCGTCATGCCGTACTTCGCGTTCGTGATGGCCCGTGGACTCCTCGTCCACTCGTTCGACGTCCCGTCAACCGCTGCGACCATCGCGGCGTTGTGTTACGTGGGGCTGGCCGAAACCCTGTACGCTGGCGGGTTGCTCTACTACGCCGTCACCACCAGCCGCCACTAGTCCTCTGGCCGCGTCCGCGCCTTCCACGCCTCCAGTTGCGCCATCGCCTGCGCCTGTTCCTTGCGCCATTTCGTCAGGAACTGCTCGGCCCTGGTGTAGATCGAACGGGTCGCCCACTGCCGTCTGATCCGTTCGCGCTGGCCGTCCGAGAGGCCGTCGATCTCGCCCAGTGTCCAGCCGTAGGTGCGCTGCATTGACTCGTCCTCAAGGTCCGTTTCCCAGCGTTCCCAACCGGGCGGCACGAGGTCAGGCGGATCTTTCAGCCGCCCGTTGGTCAGCCAGTCGTAGAACTCGTCTCGGCTTTTGGGTTTGTCCAGATACTCCGGCGCGTGTTGATCTCGCCGACCAGCCGCATCCCGTCACGCCCCGGCAACTCGAAGAACAGCGCCATCCCGAGCGGCAGCTTGTTGCCGTCGAAGTCGGTCAGGTTATGGTCAACCACCCGGTCAGCAACGAACGTCGCCAGTCCGGCGTTGTAGTCTTCCTGCGCCTGCTTGAACGCGGCCTCGTCAATCTCGTCGGCTTGCCGCCGCTTGACAGCCTTTGTCAACTGATCGTTGAGATGGCGGATATAGGCCTGCTCGACCATCGTCGCGCCGCCCTTGACCTCGAACCAGTGCTCGCCGTCCGGCGACTCGATCCGTCTGACCGTCTCGCTGGACGGCGGCGGCGCGTCGGCTGCCCGTTCGGGTAGCTCGAACGTCCACGTAAAGGCATCCATGCCGGTTCCCCTTCCATATCGCGCGGGGGCGACGGCCGGTTCCGCCGCCCCATGTCCGTCAGCGACTAGGGTCGCCACTCCGGCTGGCTAGCAGCCACGAGCGTGTACTGGTTGTCGATGATGGCGTTGAGGCCACCGGCACTGATCGAGGAGAGCGTCATGTAGCCGGTGCCGAACACGTAGTCGGTCGCCTCGTTGCGGTCTGGGTACCAGTACCACTTGCCGACCGTCCGGCTGAGTGCGGCTTGGCGCAGCGAGACCTCGTTGTGGTCGTACCACTTGGTCAGCGTCAGCGTGAAGTCGGTCAGTCCCGGCTTCTTGGTCTTGAACGTGTCCCCCCAGGCCGAATCCTCAGCGAAGTCGGTCGGCAGGCTCATCGAGACGCCGGTGCCCTCCGCGATCGGCGAGGCCGTGCCGGTGCCCCAGTAGAGGATCTGATTGACGGTATGAGTCGTTGTTCCGAGTGCCACGGAAACCTCCTACATATCGGCTAGACAGGTGTCCAGCACAACGCGCATACGTGCCGCGACGGTGTGCGACTGGACGCGCTCGTACGCCTCCTGAGCACACCGCTCCCGTTCCTCCGGGTGGGCCAGGTAGTATCGGATGACCCGCTCCAGGTCGGCGGGGTCACGGTGGGAATAGGTGGGAATCGAGTTCCCGAAGATGTCGCGCAACTCGTCGCGCGAGTCATCGCAAATCTGGAAACACTTGCCGGCTGCCAGTTCGTAGACACGCGGGTTGAGGCTGTCCGCCTCGTCCGGCGCGATCTCGGCGTCGAAGCCGTACCACTTGACCAGCCGGTGGTGGTTGAGGTTGATCTTCGCACCTGCGTAGTAGAGCTGCGCCTCCTCGTTCGGCACGTTGTCCGGCAGCGTATGCAGCGTGTCCTCAAGGCTGCGTGTCGACCAGACACCCCGCGACACGAAGTCGATGCCGGTCCAGTCCACGCCCGAGAGCAACGCCTGTCGCTCCGGGAACGGTGAACCGATGAAGCAGACATCGCTGCGGTACTCGTCCGGCACATCGGTTCTCGGGTAGTGGCGCAGCGGGTCGAAGCCGTGCGGCAGGTAGTGGACCGCGCCCGGATACGGGTGGCCGTCCTCGATGCGCTTGGCGACGATCCGGTCAACCATCAGCCGCTCGTTGGTGAAGGCGTACTTGTAGAACGACTGGACGGCGTACTCGCCCTCGTCCTGGTAGGGCGATTCCGTCAACCAGACCGCCGTCTGCGTGTACTGTCCGAGCATGGCGGCGACGGCAGGCGGGAAGATCGTGCCGCTGATGAACAGGATCAGATCGGGCCGGAACGCCATCGCCATCGCGACCGCCCGGTGCGAGGCGTAGCTGGTCAGGTTGCCGAAGCGTGCCGCCTCGTCGCCCTCCAGTTCGCCCTCGATCCGGCCTGCCACCATCAGGTCGAAGTGGTAGTCGAGGCCCAGCACATCGACCGTCCCGAGCGCACGCAGACCAGCGATCGCGCCGTCGTACACGTCCTTCGTCGAGTAGTGGGGGCCAGGTGCCACGACTTGAATGCGCGGCGTATCCGTCACCGGGACCGGCTCGGCGCGATGGTCGATCAGCATGGGGAGCGTCATGCCGGTCATGCGTCACCGTCCGGTTCTGGCTTGACGGCCCAGCTATATACGTCGTCGTGATAGGGCCGATTGTTGCGCTCGACATGGACGCGGCTGAATCCAGCATCGCGTAGCCAGCGGCGCAGGTCGGATTCGGCGATGTTCGCGTAGTGCTCGCGCTCACCACGCGCCCCGCCGTCCGAGCCGTGCTCGGGCCGCTCGGGACCAGCCGCCGTGAGAATGACCGCGCCGCCTGGCTTCAGGATGCGGAAGGCGTTGGCGACGATCTTCTGCGGCTCCGGCGCGTGTTCCAGCGTCTCGGTCGAGACTACGATGTCGTAGGTGTTGGCGCGTCCAAATGTGGCACCATCGGCCACCTCGTCAACGCCGCTACCCTTGCGGACATCCACGCCGGTGTAGTCCTTGCAGCCGTCGAACAGGTCGCGGATCGTGCCGTTGACGTTGTAGCTGCCCACTTCACAGACCCGCTTGTCGGTCGGGTCGAGATTGAGCGCGTCGATGGCGCGGATGACGGCGGCGCGTGCAGCGTCGTGCATCTAGACGACCTCGTGATCTAGCACCGTTATGGCAATCTCCGCGTAGTTGCAGAGCAACCCGCCGAAGCCTGGCGCATCGAAGGTGACGAACCCGTTGGTGCGGAGCAGGACCGGGACGTGCGACTCACGCGGCTCAATCGCGGCCTTGCAGGTCGCCAGTGCCTTCATGACGTTGATGACCAGCGCCGTCATGATCTTGTCGCTGCCGTCCGCGTCGTTCTGCGACAGGTAGCCGCGCACGACGTAGGTGTGCAGGCCGCTCATCCGCATCGTGCCGTCCGCCTGCCAGCCGTCCGGGCTGTAGCCGCCCGATTCGAGCGCGATGTCCCAGCCACGCACCTGTCGCACGCCGCCGATCGTCGTCACGAAGGCCGCGTCGAAGGCTTCACGGGTCGTAATGCCGCGCCGGTAGTCATTGACCCGGCCGATGTCGGTCACGGTCAGCAGCCGCGCCTCGATGGCGTCACGGATGGCTGCGTAGCTCATATGACCCGCGCAATCGCGGCACGCAACGCCGGGAGTCGCTTGGCGGCACTGGCCCGTGCGACCTCTGCGCCCTTGCGGAACATGAACTGGCCCTTCGTCCCGCGCCGGCCGATGGCACGCGCCACGAGGAAGGCCACCCGCGCGTCACCGCCAAGCTTGCGCGCGACCCACAACTCAATCGGCCCACGCGGCGGCATCTTGCCGGGCTTGCGACCGCCTTCGACGGATACAACCTTGATCGGCAGATCCGTCGAGAAGACACGCCCCTCGATGGCGATGCCTGAGCCGCTGATCTGATGCGTGATCGACTGGCGCAGATGGCTGGTTGCGCCGACCGGCGTCGCGGCGATGACACCGCCCTCAGCGTCGATCGTCACACCGGCTACCCATTGCTCAGCCGCGCCGTCAATGGCCCTGGGAGCGTTCTGCATGGCGGCGCTGACGCCGGTATCCGTCACGCTGATACGGACGCTCATATGTGCCGTCCGCGATGCGTGAGCGCGCCGATACCGCCGAAGCGCGGCAGATCCCAATCCAGCACCATCGTCGTCGGCGCTTCACCGCTGGCGACGCCGACCTGCTCCTTGTAGCGATTCAGCAGCGCCCCACCGATCCGGCGCGCCTCGTCCGGCTTCGAGCCACGATCCACGCTATCGGCGTTCAGCGTCGTCTCCTGCTCGTGCAGGAAGCGCGACGCGAAGCGGAACATGCAGTGCGCCGCCACGAGGTTGACGAACGCCCAGGTATGCCGCGCCGGGATGGTGGTGGCGTCCGCGCCGTCGAGGCCGTCCAGCGTGTGCGGGGTGGTGTAGAGCACCCGCACCGTCTCGCCGCTTCCCGGCGTGTCGTGGAGCAGCCGGAGGCTGGTGGCACCGGCCGTCCGGTAGAGCGTCCAGTGGTTGCCGTCGAGGTAGAGCGGGGTGCGTTCACCGGCCGGGTATTCGACCGTGATGATGCGCGCGCCGTCCACGTACTCGGTCAGTGCGAGGTCGTAGGTCGTGCCGTCGCCGGCCACATCCTCGATCACCTCACGCGGCGCGTCGCTGCTGTAGCGCTCGATGGCCTCACGAATCGCCATCTCGATCTCGCCGTCAGCGGCAGCACTCAGGAAGCCAGGGGTGTCCTGGATAACGCTGGCGACTTTCGTCTTCACGCTGGCAAGTGTCTCCGGCATCCGTACCCCCTTCCTTCCTGAGTGCTGCCGTGCTCGTGATTGAGCACGGCAGGTGCGCGACTAGTTGCCCTGATAGGTCACGATGGCGGTCCCGTTTGGAAGGGCCAGACCGGAAGCCACCTTTTCAAGCTGGATGGCGAGAATCACACCTTCCGCGACTTCGAGCGGTGTGGCCGGGCTGTACAGATCCTCGGCAACGAACGCGGCCGCGTCGGTACCCGACACATAGTCGATGTTGCCCAACTCGGTCGTGCCGGTTCCGGCCGTGCCTCGGTTGTGCAGGTTGACGTGGGTCGTGTTGGTGTCCGCGCCCGTGATGGCCGCGTCCCACAGGATTTCGACGCTGATGATCTTGCAGGCGAACGGTGCGCGGAAGATGCCGACGAGTTCCGTCGCCGTCGCCGCTGCGTGCGCCCGAATCGGCGCAGTGGCAACGTGGTTGCCGGGGATGTCGTGGAGTTGGTTCGACATGGTTCGTTACTCCTGTTTCGTAGGCTGGAGGGCGGGAATCCCGCCCTCCTCTCACTCAGGGGTTAGTTCGAGACGACCATCCGGTAGGTGCCGCGATGGTCAATGATCATCACGTACCAGATGTGCCGGATCTTCCACGTCACCTTGTCGGCGGTGAACATGCTGCCGACGTTGGCCGCGTCCTGCACGAACAACTCCGGCTCTTCGCGGCCCTGATAGAAGCCGACTTCGAGGACCGGATTGAGCGACGGGTCAGCGAAGGCGTACCAGTCGGTCGCATCCGTCCAGGAGTCGACGACGATCACCTCATAGCGGCCCTGGAACATGTTCGGAACGGTCGCGCCGCCCGGAGTCATGCCGGTCACGGCCTGGTAGGCCACCACACGCAACTCGTTCGGAATCGCGAGAATGCGCGGCATGTTGGCCTCACCGAGCGGCAGGCCGGTCTGGTTGCCGTAGTCGAGCTGGTCACGCATGGCCGTTTCGACCGCCAGCAGACCCGCGCCGGCGTTGTCGAAGGCGGTCGTGCCGGTGTTGGCGTGGTTGTTGTGGTAGAGCGTCGTCGAGTCGTAGGAGGCCGTCGCGTTGTCCTTGATCGTGACGTTCCAGACCTCGTTGTAGAGCGTGTCGACCGCTGCGTAGCCCAGCTTGACCGGGATACGTCGGACGAGGCCCATGTCGTCGTTGGCGATCGCCTCTAGCGTCAGATCCTCCAGACCGCCCCGCTTGTCGAGGCTGTCAGTGGCCTTCTCGTCACCAGGCGTGTCGAGCGGCTGGTAGGGCGCGCCCTGCCCGACGACCGGCAGGAAGTCGTAGCCACCCCAGCGGGTGCGCTCGACGGTGCGGAAGTCGACCACCGGCGTGGTCGTGACGATCTGCCGCCACGTCTGCCGGTCAGGCCGCGCGTACTCCTGCAACATGCGACGGCGAATCGAGTCGCCGAGCACGTCGCCAAAGGTCGTGGTGGTCACGGACTCGGCCAGCAGCCGGTCATCGCCGGTAAAGGTGCGCGCTTCCTGCAACACCCGCTGCGCCAGAATGCCGTCGATGTAGCTGTCGCGATAGTCGCCGGAGACCGCCTGATAGGCCTCCTTGAGCGTCAGGAACGGCTTCACCCCGTCGATGGTCTTGCCCCAGACGAGGCCGTCCATCGCCTTCTGATGCTTCTCGCGCTGATCCTCAGTCACGACGACCGCGCCCAGTCCGTGCGGCTTGACGGCGGCTGCCTCGGCAAACAAGTCCTTGTCGCGGCTGATACGCGTTTCAAGTTCCACCGCCTCGAAGATGCGCCCACTGAAGTCGGCGCGAATCGCGTCCTGGAACTTCTGCGGCAGCTTCGATTCGGCCAGCAGCTCGGCCAGCGTCGCCTTGCACTCGGCCAGTTGGAACCGGCGCTCGGCAGCGGCAGCGGCCTCTTCGATGCGCTTGGTCATGGCGTCCTGTACGCCCTGCTCGGCACCCTGCTTGACCGCCTCAGCGATCTCGTCAGTCGCCGCCTCGGACTGCTTGGTCGGGACGGCCTCTGCCAGCAGCGCCGAGAACTCATCGGCTGGGAGTGACTCTTGCAGGAACTTCCATTCGTCCTGCGTGAGCCTGTTGCCCGCACGATAGCGAGCGAGCAGTTCTGCAACGTTCACGATTGCCTCCTGTAATGGGTCAGGAACGAATGAATCCTGCGATTCCGAAAGGGGGGAGAGGAGCGCGCCACCGGCCGACGGTGCCATGACCAGATCGACCGATTCAACGCGGGTGATGGCCTTTACCCGGTAGCCGCGTGGCTTGCGCGCCTCGACGATCGCACCGCCAGCCGGGACGACGTGCGAGAACCCGAACGGCGCGCGTCCTGTCCGTTGGGTCACTTCCCATGCGTGTTTGACGGCCTCACGCACGTCCGGCTTGGCGCGGTTGATCTCTAGCGTCGCCTCGATACCGGAAGGGTTCGGCGCGGGGTTGGTGATGTAGCCGGCGACGCTATCGAAGCCACGCTCGTTGGGGTTGTGATCCTTGCCGCGCCCGTAGAAGGCCGGGACGCCAGCGTAGGCGTTGACCGCCTCGTGCAAGACGGCCAGCGGGTACTCGTTCTGGTTGATGGATGTGCCGGCCTGGATGACCTGAATGCGCCAGTTCCAGCCGTCCGAATCGAGCGATTCGAGCAACGCGCCGCCCTGCAAGCGGTCAGACACGGCCTCGGTGACTGGCACGTACTTGGTCTCGACACGCACCGGCTGCTCATCGCCCAGCGTCACGTTGCCGTCGCCGTCGATGGTGTAGCCGCGCCGGTAGAGCGCCTGTCCGGTCGGTGCTTCGATCTCGTAGATCACATAGTCGTCGAAGACCTCACGCGGCCAGCAGTAGTACGAGTCACCCTTTCCATCGCACAGCGCGGCTCTGAGCGCATCGCGGATCTGATCGTGTGAGAGGGTGGATTCGGCGAGGTGGAACGCGCACGCAGGCGGCGCTTGCACCGATTCGAGGATAGGCTGAGGATTGCGGAAGAGGTTGGACACGCCACGCTCCAGAGCAAACAGAAACGCCGTCGCTGCCCCTCCTCAGGGCGGCTACGGCGTCGTGCGCTCTTCTCGCGGCGGTAGCGTGCCGTCTATTCGGTTACGCGGATTATGACACTACGGTGATATTCCGTCAATCAGAGTCGTCAAACCACTTCTCCCAAAACGCACGGCGTGACTGCGCGGCCTCAACAGGTGGCCTCTCGGCGTTGATGGCTTCCCGCATGTCGTTCATCATCTGCGTCCATGCCTCGTCATTGTCCCTGCACCGCTGATAGTAACCGCGTACCGCGTCTTCGGTCAGTAACTCGATTGCTTCGACCTTGTGAGCCGGATAACAGCGGGTGCTTGTCGTTGCGTCACCGTCAACCACGTCAATACAGACCATCATTAGATCGTCTAGCCGTGGCGTCGTGATGTAGCCGGGGTAACGATGCGTGGAGTCTTCAACACTGACGATCAGGTATCCCCATCCTGAGATGCTGAGGGTTCCAGTTACGGGGAATGGGAGTGGGGTTCGCGTATCATTGTCCTGCATCGGAACTAACCCTTCCGTTGCGATACCCGGTCGTGTCTAACCCACGCGGCCGGGTTCATCATGTCGACGCCGTCAGTATACCCTACGCCGCCGTCCTCTCCGGTCGCAACACATTCTCGCAGCCGCACTTGCAGACCGCCAGCACGCCCTCGTCGGTGATCGGTGCCACCCAGCGCCGGTAGCCGTGCACGATGATGACCGAGCCGCTGATGATTTCACCGAGTCGCGCGTTGCACCGCTCACATGTCCACCAGTTGCGAATCGGCATCGTCTCAGTCTCGACGTAGGCCAGCATCTACACCTCCTCCGGTTCCGGTGCGACCAACCGCATTCGACAGCGGCAGGCGACGACTTCCTTCGCTGGCAGGACGGGATCGTGCGGGTACATCGCCGTGATGCCGTTCCCGAGGTCGAACGGCGCATCGACCGGGATCGGGTTCGCGCTCGTCTCGCTCCACAGCCGGACGTGGTTAGGCCGCGACTGCCGCGCCTGAAACGTCGTGAAGCCTGGGCTGCTACTTGAGTGCTCCCAGACCTTGCGTAGGCCGGGGAATCGCTGTGCTGCCTCCAGTGATTGATCCGCAAACGCCATTGACCGCACCCGACTGACTTCCGTCCTCGCGATCATCTCTGCCCGTGTCGCGATCGTCCCGAACACGCTCGGATCGGTCAGGTTGCGGCCGATGCGGTCGATCAGTTCCGTCGTGCTCATCCCGCCCAACGCCGCCAGCCGAATCTCGCGACTGATGCGCTGCCGTGCGTCGGACGCCAGCCCCGTGACCAAATCGGCTACATAATCGGCCGCTGTCCTGACCAGCACCGGATCGACGCCCATGTACGAGAGCGGCGGCTGCAACCCACCGGCCTTGAGGTCATCCAGCACGGCCTCGTCACCGGCCGCTGCTGCCGTCTCGACGTGCCGCCCCATCGCGCCGGTCAGCTCCCGCTGGAACGTCAGGATCTGCTCGTCAATCTCCCGTAGCAGCCCGAACAGCGCACCGGACAGCGGCTCGGGAGCAGACGAGATGCTGCCGATGATCGACAGGCGCAGCGCGTTGAGCAGGCGCAGGGCTTCGCGGGTAGCGTCTGCGCCCAACTCATCCGGGTCGGCAGCGGCCATTAGTCACCACCCGCCGCTCGTGCATCGTCCCGTTCGCCCCGCGCCGGCAACGCCCGCAGGCCTGACCGCTGCATGGCCGCGTCCTGCTGTTGCTCGAACTGCTGCTGCTCTTCCTGTTCGCGCTGCTCCAGTTCCTTCTGCGCCGCCTCGATCTCGGCTGGGATGTCGATGTCCACGCCCAGCGTCGTCGCGGTGGTGAGCCACAGCCGCGATGCCGTCTCGTGCGTCACGAAGCCTTCGGTCTCGGCCAGCGCCAGCGCGCGGGTCAGCGTGTCGAGTGAGGTGATCGTCTGCGAGTTGTCGTCACCGCTCAGTTCCGGCAAGACCAGATCAACGGCGTCCCGCGAGGGGATCATCTCGTCGGTCGGCTTGCCGTCCTTCTCGACGGCGACCTCTTCGGGCAGCGCACCAGCCAGTACCGCGTAGTCGATCTGCGCCTGGAGGATGTCGACCATGATGTAGCGCCATTCGCGTTGGAGCATCGTCAGGCGTTTCAGGGTCGGTTCGTCCATCTCCGAGGCCGTGGCGCGGTTCACGTCGCCGCCTGAGCCGAACCAGTGCTCCGGCAGTCCCATCGCGCCGCCCGTGTGCGTCCTGAGCGCCTCGATGCCGTTCCAGGCGTCGTAGGTGTCCAGTTGTGGGTTGACGGCCGTCCAG